CGGCAATTTTGTCGCACTGAGCCATTTCGTTAGTACCGCCCGTTGCATAGGTGTTTCTGTTCTGATTTGACGGACTGAGATAGATTTTCTTTGCCATAATTATTCCTCGCTTTCATCTGTTTTGTTATATTTATAAGCTGACAAGCCGAGCAGAGCGCCTAAGAAGGTGTCAACGGCTGTGATAGTGCCTACAATCTGTTCGCCGTATGGCAAGCCCCAAATGCCTGCTACGGCAAAGTAAAGTGTACCGACTGCAGGCAGTACGATAAGAGCAATGTATTTAAGTACATCATAGATTTTGTTTGTCATTTTCATTATTATCATCCTTTCAATTTAAATCTTCTGCCGAATGTGCCGACTGGTTGAGGTACTTATCAATCTTATTGATAGCCTCGGTAACTCTGCCGTTACAACCCTGCTGTTTCAGACCATCAAGACACGCACGGAGTGCATACATTGTCAAGGTCTGCTCGCCTTTGATTTTTTTGATTTCAGCGTTCTGCTTTTTGTTGTTTTCGATAAATTTAAAAACACCAAATACAACACCGCCAATTAAAGCTAACGCAGATATGATTTCGGCAAGCTGTACAATATCAATCTTCATCGCTTACACCTCGCTTTCTTCTATCATCGGCTCGTCAACGGTTGGGTCTGTTCCCCAAACTGCCATAACGGCATTGTAATATTCATCAGACAGCACCGTTTTGAGCTGTTCTCTGCCCGATTTGCTGTTCATGTAGGCATTGCGGATGTTACCGCCTACCTGCATTTCTTCACCGTTAAAGGTCAAAAACTGCTGTCTGAGTACCGAAACGCTGTCCTTTGTGAGCATATCGAGTGTGATTTTTTCTTTAAGTTCCATTTTTCATACCTCCGTTATTTAATCTTGTACGAACAAATTACATTAATCTGCTCGCCGTCTGCGAATGTATATGCGGCCTTATCCTGAGTCGAAAACTGTAGCCAAGTGTTATTTTTCGGAATGGCAAATTTAAAGAGCTTGCCAAGGTTTGAAATACCGACACAAAAAACATTGTCCTCGGAAATACATTTGTACGGCAAATCAATCAGCGGACACATGCTATTGCCGCTAAGAGATACTGCGTTCATTTTGACCGTTGCACTGACGATTACGATGTCACCAATCGTCTTATATGTACAGTTTGCACTTTTGATTTTATCGGTGACGGTTGAATACGGTGTGAGTGTTGATGTACCACTTTCAATATTTGACGAATCGTATTTAGTCGCCAAGGCGGTTTTATCTGCTTTCACAAGCAGAGCATTGTAAACCGTACCGCTTGTGAGATAACACGGGCTGTTATTCTTTGGTTCGCTGTCAAACGGCATTGAATTGAGCTTTCGGGCAATACTCTTGTCTGTTTTATCAAGCCTTGCCCCAAGCGAACTCTGACCGCCTCTTGCGTTCTCGACTTCTTTTGTGATTTCCGCAATAGAGCTTGCGCCCGGGAAGGCCTTGCTATCATCGTTGATTACGCTTTTTCCCACACGCAAGCAAACGGTTTCAGCAGTTATGATTTCGTCGCCTTCCATAAGCACAATGTCCATTTTGCAAATACCTGACAAAGCAAGCATTGTGTCTGTGAGCGTAACTGTGACTACATTATTTTCTGTGTCAACGACAGCGGCTACACTGTCCGCAACGATTACATCGTCAACCGTAGCATTGACTTTCGCTGACATCGTAGAGGCAAGGTCAACAGTTTCACCGTTGACGGTGAACGCAAAATCAATAATGCGTGAGCCTTTGTCGCCCTGTCTGACTTCTAAGATTTCGTAGTTTTTGCAACTATTAATTTCTAATGTCATTTTTGTGTGGTTGATATTCAATGTTTTCACCTCATTATTTTACCATATAATCTGATAACTTTGATTTTGGCGTGCCAAGTTCGAGACTGTTCCAACGTTCAAGCACGAAATCATAGTCTGTTTTAATTATTTTTGCTTGCAAGCTATCGTTTTCAGTATCAACATACACCGTGTCGCATAAATGCAGTCCAAGCATTTCATTAAGTGTAGGCGGATAGTCAACCTTTACGTTGAGCGTAGGCGCTCCGTTTGTGCTTACAAGCTTTCCTCTTAAAACCTGTGCTTGAATATTTAGCTTTTGGATTAAAAAGTCCTTGTTTTCGCCTGTGTGAGCGTTGAAATCCCAGTAACCTGTTTCGTCGCCGATGTAGACCGAACCGCCATCTGAAACATCAACCGTTTTCACTTTAATGAGCTTAGATTTATGGGTTTTGAGTTCTTGCGGTTGTGAGCTGAGGATGACGTTCTTGTCATTGTATGTGTCGTGGCAAGTGGCATAAGCTGCAACATGGGAACAGATATCGTCTGAATTAAGCGTTTGCGTAAGACTGCTGATGTTACTGCCCCAGCGCAAATGGCAGTTTGTAACCGCCCCACGGCTTTTTAACAACGATACATTAAAATTGTCGTATTTATATTCACCGCCAAAAACATCAACAAGCGAACCATCTGCACCGCCCAAAAAATCACCAAGAGTACAGGGCGTACAGAAGCCAAGCGTCATAGATGATTTTGTGGTAATATTTGATGTAAATTTGAAATAGTGCTCCCACAAGGTTGCCTGTGGGAACAGCGAATCACCCTCAAAATCACGACCTGTGCAAAGTATATCCCACCATTCTTTTGGAGTGTGCACTACATCAGTTTGGTTGGAAGTTTCAAGCAAAAAGTTGTTATACAAATTATGCTTGATGTGCTTCGCTTTAACCGTGATTGATTTCTTGTCTTTGTACTGCAAATCGTAAATCTCAAAATACTGCGGTTCATCGGTTGGGTTCGGTTTTGCCTTAATGAAATACTGCGTGTCGAGCAAATCGGCACATCTGTCCGTTGTCGATAGTTCCATTTCGAGCAAATAATCGCCGTTTCGTTCCTCGGTAACTTTACCGCTGATTATTTCTGTAATCCGTCCGAGCAGGTTAAATCTACTTGGGCCGATTGTTTTAAAATCCGATTTATACAACAAAGGGAACACTTTTACAATCGCCTCCAATTTGGTTTTATCGACAGAAACGCGTTCTTATATGCCGTTACAACAATTTGATTGTCTCCGACCTTTAACTTAGTGGGGATAGTATCGTCAACAAAATTAGTCGTACCGTCTGATTTGTGTGCAATATACTGCATAGTTTCGCCGTCAAGCACGGCGTAGTCATATTTGGCTGTGCACTTCAAATCAAGTGATTCACCGTTTATGTTAATTTTAGCAACTGCCGTAGTGCCACCGCTCACATTCGTGTTAGTTATGATGAAAGTAGGTAAGGATTCATATTGTTCAGGATTGTGCAAGGAAACCGATTTATTAACTTCAAAATCAATAGTCCGCTGTCCAAGCTCTGAATACCACCACGGCTTACGGTTGAATTTGATTTTTGTTGTAAGTAATGTTGGGAGTTCACGAACAATATCGTCAGTATTTGATATGTAAGCCTCGGTGAAATATCCGGGGTCATAAGTATCCTTGTACTTTTGGTAGCCATGATTTAAGGTCAGCCATTCAATTACGGCCCTCGCAAGGTGCTTTGCTGACAGTTCGGATAAATACGGCAAAAAGCAAATTTCACGCTCGAATTCAACATTCTGCCACCGCCCGTTATCAAGCAAAACATCACCGTCTCTGCACGGGATTTCAACCGTTGAAACATCTCTAACGGGGATTTCGTGCTGTGGTGCTTTTGTGATACGGCCACCGAAATACGATAACCATTTACCTCCGAAATAAAAGTTATGCATACGCTTTCTGCCTCCTTGTGACTTCATCAGCTAACCGATTGCTCATATCATCAACGAAGCTGTCAATATCCATGTCGTTATTAATTGCAACAGAGGGAATATTGATACTGATGTTGTTAATGATATTAGTGGAATCGTTTTCAAAGACTGAGCCTCTGCCTTCACGCTTTGATTGACGATACTCCTCAGCCTCTTGGGCTGTGAGGACTGCCTCGCCGGCATCAAGATATGCGGCGAACTTATCGTGTGGAACATAATCAATACCGGCACGGAAACGAGGTAAAGTTACTTCCGGAATCGGATCTATTTCCCAACCAATCATTGATGTTGCCCAGTTTACGCCTTCCAAGAGCTTGTTAATAATCCAAATAATGCCGTTGATTACATTCTCAACGAATGTAGGCAAAAGGTTGAATACGTTCTTAAAAATGTTAACAACGCCGTTCCACGCTTGTTCCCAGTTTCCTGAAAACACACCTTTTACGAAATCTACAATTCCGTTAAAAATCCCCGAAATCGGTTCAAGAATTTTTTTGACTCTTTTAATTGCATTGCCTAAAACCTCTGAAAAGATTTGTGCCAGCCATTCAATCACCGGAACAAGCGCAGGAATAAGCGTTTCAAGCATTTCGCCGAGTAAGTCTAAAACAGGACGGAGTGCATCGAAAACCTGTGAGATGACAGGCGATAACTGCTCGAAAACAGGCTGTAAAGTTTCAACGATGGTGTCGCAGAGCTCGCTGATAATCGGGATAAGAGGTGTTAAAAGGTCATTGAGAAATGTTGCTAAATCCTCAATAATCGGAGTGAGTGCCGCTAAAAGACCGTCGAGCAATACGCCAGCAAGCTGAACGAACACCTCGATAACGGGCATTAAGAGTTCTACAAGCGTGCTAAATAATGGCATTATAGCCTGAATTATCTGCATGAAATACGGAAGTAAATCCTGTATAATCTGCATTAAAGGTGGAAATAATTGTTCAACGATCTGAACAATGATAGGTGCTAACTGCTCCATAAGCTGAGCAATAAACGGTAGTAACTCCTCAATTAACGGCATTATCTGCTCGAGCATTGACACAATTATCGGTGCTACCTCTTCGCAAATGTTGATTAAAACAGGGGCAAGGTTGTTTGCCACACTCTCAATCAATGGTGAGAGCTGTTCGAGGAGTTTACCGCCAAGACCGATAAGAGAGTTAAGGACAGGTTCAGCGACAGCACCGATTTGCGCCATCGTATCAGACAGCTGCTGATGAGCTCTGTTAGATTCCATTACATCGCCGTTTGTTTCCTTGTACTGAGCAGAGGCATCCGAATACAAGCTTGTGAGAGTTGATGTGATTAACTGCTGTCTTTCTTGTTCTGATGAGCATTTTGCAAGTTTTTCATTAAATTCATCTTCTGACACACCCATCCAGTTAAGAGCATCGGCAAGCGGACCTGTTACCTGTCCAACTTTTGCGGTTTCGTTTGCCGCCTCTGTCAAACCCTCAATAGGCAAGGAATCACCGAATTGACCGTAAACACCTGTGCAAATCTCTGTCCAACTTTGCAGGTCTTTTGTGGAATCGCAAAGCAATGATAAATGATTAGCCGCCTCAGTTGCCTGTCCGCTGTCACCGACTACGGCATACAAGTCAGAGTAAGTCTGTTTTGCATCTGCCGCTGTAAATTTGTTTGTGGTGAAAGCTGTGTCGAGTTTACCCATTTCGGTGCGGTATTCTCTGGTATTTTCGGCAACTGACGATAATGCTCCGACACCTGCCGCCGCACCTCCGACCATTGCCGCTCCCCATTTGCCTGCGGTTTTGATACCGTTACCTAAGGTTGCGGCAACACCTTTACCTTTTTTCTCGGTTTCGGCGATTGATTTATTTGCCTCATCGTTATTTACGAATATAGAACCAAATAACTTAAATACTTCAACAGCCATTATTAGCTACACCTCCTCCCATTTGTAATTATTAAGATAATCTGCAATCTTGCTTTCGACAGTTTCGACATTTACGGTTTCTTCCGCACCTGTCTGCATTTGATTTTTAACCTTGTTTACAAAATCAACATATGACACACCTGTAAATCTGCCTGTCATCGTGAGCATATATGCTTTGTAGAGCATTTCGTCCTCACGGTCATCAATCGCATTTTTGATTATCTCATTAGCCTCTGAAAAAGACAGCCTTTGTAGTATGGCAGTATTGCCGCAACAATACTGCACGAGCATTCCATATGTTCTTATATCAAGGCTGAGACTGAGGTAAAAAAACTTGTAATGTCATTTTCCTTAAAGATTGCTTTGCATTTACCAATTACGTCAGGAATGCTCATAAGACTTGCCTGTTCAGCTGTCATATCACCCACTATGTCAGCGAAAAGCAAATAGAATTCCTGCTCAACTTCTTTGTCGGAAAGTGCTGACAAAATTGTTAAGACAAACTCAATTCCGATTATCTTGGTATTTTCTGCTGTGCCTTTGTTTTTCTTGTCTTTGACCTTATTCGCAAATTCTGCAATTTCAGCTTCAATATCCGCTTTTTTTAAGATACGTGCAAGAGCGAACGCATCTTTTATAGCTAACTTTCTCATCACTTATTCCTCACTCTCTGTCGGTCTGAAAATTTTAAACGGCGGCTTGATTTCTTCCTCCGAATCATAAACCTCGGGTGAAAGATTACCGTAGAACTGAGCTTCTACCTTACCATTGTCCTTATCAGCGATCGCAAGAGTAAGACCGTTTTCGTTAAAGCCGTTGAATACCTGAATAATACACGGCTTATCCTCTCCGAGGAGACAGCCTACCCAAGTGATGTTCTGAATGTAGTCACTGTCAAGAATAACATCTCTACCTGTGATTACATCGTAGCCTGCGACCTTTTCGTCTGTACCTTTGTCGGCAATTCCAAGACCGTAAATGAAGTTCTGAGTAGTCATTTCGGCAAGGGTTGCTTTCAGATAAACCTCCCAACCGTCAACTACCGTGTCGCCTTTAGTTCGTGTTTTTACACCGTCAAATTCAAGTCGTCTGAGTGTCGGCTTGGCTGAAAATTCACCGCCTTTGATTGTTACACCAAGGCACTTGCCTGCCTTTTTTGCACTTGCGTATGTGTCCGTAGCAGGATCGTAATTTACAAAAAACGCACCTGCATCAAGAAGCATTCTGTCGGCGGTTTTCGCCGAATAGCCGCTATATGGCTTAATCTTTCGTGGCTTAACTGTTGCCATTTTAATCATCCTCTCTTTCGTAAACCCTCAATTCAAGGGTTGTCATTATTCTGTTTATTGTTTTATCGGATTCAGCGACATACTGCCTGTCGCTGTTATTGTAGAATTTGTAATGCCGTTCACCTTGTGTATAGGTTGCCCTCGCAACATCCGAATAGATTTCATCCACAATATTGTCGATTTTCTCAGTTGTAAACCTGTCATACAAATTTAAAGTAACAAGATATTTCTTGTACGGCTCATCGGTGTAAAGCTGTTTAATCTCATAGACAAGCCTCGGAAACCCGTCACCAATCATAAAAAACGAGGGGGCATACTGCGATAAAACCGCACTCAAAAAATTCTTAATGCTATTCACCGCTGTATTCCCCCTCGTTCAGTTTGCGTTCTGCCTCTTCCGTGCCTACGGCACTGAGGTATTGCTGTTCAATCTTTATAATATCTTTGATGTTGCTTTCGGCAGCGTCGCTCAATGCTCCGATTTTTGGAGCTTTGCTTGTACCGATTTCTTGATACAAGCCGTAAAATCCGCCCGGCTTAAAACCAACCTGCAGGTCAGGAACTTCTTGCTTTGAGCGTACCCAATACTGTGTGTTTTTTGCCAATCGCCCTGACCTGCGTTTTATTTTCTGCCTTGTCCGTTTACATACCAGCTTTCCAACATCGCGCAGAGCGGCTCGTTCAAGCTCTTTGAGCGTATATTGAATACGGTCAACATTGCTGATTATCTCAACACCGTCTTTTGTGATTTTAACTGCTTTCGGGAGTGACATTTGTTTCACCTACTACTGCCGTTAAATACAGTTCCATTCGTTCTGTATCTTTCGCCGAAAAAGTGCGGTATATTTTGTACCGCTGACCTGCAAGAATGCAGAAGTTTTCTCCGTTGTACTCAAACTCGCTTATGTCAAGCACAATGTCGGGTTTAAATCCTGCCGCTGCAGCCTGAAAAAATTCTGATTGATTCACAGACTTTTTAACAGCGAAAACCTGCCTTTTTACTTCCTTGGTAATAAGTTCACCGATATAGTTCGTTCCGCACGATTTCAGTGAAACCAAGGTAACAATACATTCACTATTCATCGTTTACCCTCACTTTGCTATATTTCAGTCTGCCTTTGATTTTCGACAAGATGATGTTATAACTGTTGGTCAGTTTATCATCAACTGTTTTTGCGTAATTTGCCTTGCAGTAAACAAGTACCGCCTCTTTTATAAGTGCGTCAGGTTTTTTGAGCCAGCTTGGATGCACTCCTATGCGTTCTAAGTCGGCTAAAACAAAATCAATGTGCTGTCGGATGTCCTCATCGAGGACATCCGAACTAATTTTGCGAACTCTGAGTTTAGCCATTGTCAATAAATCGTCTGTTGATGACATTTAATCATCAGCCTTTCTTCACACGAACAAAGCCGTTGTATGATGCCGTATTACCGCCCACATACATTTCAGCCTTGTGTGCAATCTGTCCTGATTTAAATTTGTACTCAGTTGAGATTGACACATCCATGTCAGAAAAAACAGCAAGTTCATAGTTAAAGAACGGACCGTACGCCATACAATACTCGCCCTTGGTTGTTCCGGTTGCCGAAACAGCTTTACAAGCTGAGTTGATGATGAATGGAACGCCGTCAATTGTACCGGAATTACCGTTGTTCTTAATATCGTAAACCTTCTTGCCGTCATCTGTACGGAGCTTTGCAAAAGCCTTGAGGTCGGCTTTGTTGAGAATAAGACCGCAAAAACCTTCAACATCTTCTTCGCCACCGTATGAGTAAATGATGTCGTCAAGGGTGGTTCCTGTGATTGCGGTTACCTCCATATCCGTGGTAGGATCAATTACCTTTGTAGGTGCATTGAAAATGCCGACAATTGAACCGGTTTCACCTGAGCCTACAAGAATCTGCTTTGAGAGCTTCTTTCTTACGGCTCTTGATGTAGAATTGCTGATTACGGCATCATAAGCCGCCGGGGCAAGTTTGCGAATTGCGTTAGGTTCTTCCGCATATGCAGTAATGTAGGTCTTATTGATGTCAACATAATCAAACGTCGGTTCTGCTGTTGCCGCGTCTGAACCTTCTGTTGTGTAGTCGCCTTCACCATATGACTTAACAAAACCTCTCTGATAGCTTTCGCCACCGTCGAGAGGAACAATCTTAACCGCATCGATAAGGCTTGAAACATCATTGAATGTATCTCTGACATCTTCCGCTGTGTGATGTGGCATAGCAATTGTTGTTGTACTGATTGCCGCTTTTGGCATTACAATCGTCTTGTTCATTCTTACTGTTTCGCCGTTCTTGAGCTTTTTGCCCCTTTTTTCTGCGAGGTTTTCAGGTGTAGATTCCTGCTGTTCACCTTCACTTTCCTCTGCCGCTGTAGCATTTTTTGTGATTTCAGCAAGCTTCTGTGCTCGCTCAATTTTATCATTGATTGTGTTTGCTTCTTCAATCAATTTGTCGAGCTTTGCGTCATCACCGCTTGTTTCAGCGGCCTTTGCCTCAACAGCAATTTCTTTAAGTCTGTTTTTAAGTTCTTTGATAGTCATTACTAATCATTCTCCCTTCAAAATTCCGCTGATACACAGCGATTTTATTTTTGATGACTTTGCCGAAAGATTTTTCTCTCTTTCAGTAGTCACGACTACAAGATTTTTGGGCTGATTTTTAAATCGAGCATTCGTGCAAGCAGCAATCTGTTTTTCCGCTGCAACATCTACGCTGAAATATTCAGCCGCCTGTTCACCGGTGAGCCAAGTTTCTGCATCAACCATTTTTGCGATTGTTTCGGTGTCAACATTATCAGCAAGATGTTCTGCGTAAATATTGACAATGCTCTGCTCAATGGCATTAAGCAATTCAATTTCTTTCAACATATCGTTTGCATTACCGATAACAAAAGACCACGGTTTATGTATCATCAGAAACGCATTTTTAGGCATTACCAATTTATCACCTGCCATTGCAATAACTGATGCAATGGATGCAGCAAGACCGTCAACATAAACGGTTTTAAAGCCTGTGTGTCTTTTAATGATGTTATAGATTGCCATACCAGCAAAAACATCACCACCGCCTGAATTGATGTAGATATTCAGGTCTTTGCCTTCCTGACCTTTGAGCAACTGCTGAATGGCTTCCGGGTACTGGTCCTCATCACTCCAAGCGCTCCAACGGTCACTCACAATGTCACCGTAAAAATACAAATCCGCTGATGTTTCAGTTTCATTCCGAATGTGAAAAATTTCGTTAATGTTATTTTTAATCTGGGGCATCATTGTTCTCCTTTCCTGTCTGATATAATGACTGGTCATCAGTCTTAACATAGTTAAGGCTTACCATTCTGATATCTCCTTCTTCGCCGAGGCTCGGCATATCCATCATCTCAAGACCTTGATTGATAGTAATAAAACCACGGTCAAACAACGCTTGCATAACGGTCATCTTAGTTTGTGTAGTAGCATACTGTAATTTGTTAGCAACGAAAACAATTTTATTTCCGAACCCTCTTTCGCGCTCCGAGAAAATCTTAGAGGTAAATTCAAGTGACAGCTTCATCGCTATGGGTTCAATTTTCGATTCGTAAAAGTTATTCCACTCAGTTTCGGAATATTCGCCTCTAATGATTTTTTCAGATACTCCGAAATAGTCATAAATGTTAGTCTTGAAAAATGAAAGCTGTGTGGTTGGAATACTTTTTGGAGTTTGATTTAATTCCTTGAATTCAAATTCCGAGCCAAGACCTGCAATGCCACCTTCATTCTCGGCGGTCATATAAGCTTCTTTCCATTCTTTGATTTTGTTTTTCAAATCTTCTTCATCAATGAAGTTGTTGAATTTCAAGTAACCTCTGAGATGAGCGGAATTTTTCACAATGTTCTTAATACCGTCATATGTGGTGTCGAGCATTTCCACCGATGTAGCTAAATCATCATCAGGATCACTTCCGAGGAATCGTTTTTTACCCGGACGGTCTTTCAAGTGAATAACGCAATCATAGGGAACTGTATATTCCTTGCTGTCATACGACCAGATAAACCGAAAAAATAATATACCTTCATCTTCAAAAATGCGATAATTTGTACAGATTACAGGACGAATAGCCTCAATTTCCGAGAAATCATCGTTATAGCAAATAATAGCAAAACCGTCACCACTTATAACTGATTGATAGGCTATCTTATAAAGCCAATCTGTAGTATTCAGCTCTTTACAAGGTCGGGTTGACAGCAAACGAGCAAGACTGTCATTCTTGATTACTGTTCCGCTTGCGGAATTTCTTATAACCTGCGGTTGCAGTTTCGACACTTGTGTCGCAATTCTATCTGCAATGCTGTTGATAATCTCGCTACGGCTGTTATAATTATTTCCGCTTTCACTGTGGGAAAAATTCAGGAATGCTTTAGCCGAGCGTTTAAAAAGTTTTTGAAAAATCCCCAAGTTATCCCGCCTTTCTGTTTTCTAACATTTTGCCAAGCGTTTTATAATGCTTACTTCTTACCGTAAAAGCATCAAAAGCACTAACAGGTCCGTCTATGTGCAATCTGCTCTCAATTTTTACCGGTTTCTTTCGTTCATCTGAATCGTTAATTTTCACAGCGACATCAAGGAACTGTTTTTTTAGCAATTCATTGTCGCCAAAATGTATTTTGCCTTCTTTTAACAAGCCCTCGAATTCATCCATAATTGGCGAAAGGTTTGTACCTTGAAAGACATCATCAACCTTGAAACCTGATGCGTCCAAGTCCTGAATTAAATACTGCGCCGAGTATCTGTCGTAGCCAATCATTAACGGCATTATTTTGTATTCTTTGCGAAGCATTACAAACCAATTAAACACATCGTGATAATCAACAAAATGCTGGCCACTAATGACAATTCTTCCTTTTGCTCTATGCACTTCGTACTTTGTTTCAGGCTCATTTTCACAAGCTTTTTTGAAGCTGTCCTCGGGCATAAAGAATTGTGTAAAAATGTAGAAGTGGCCACTCTTGCAGATTACAACAGTCGCCGCCGTGAGGTCAGTTGTTCTCGACAAATCAACACCGGCAATAGCATAGCATTTACGAAAATCTTCTAACTTAAGAGGTTCACCACCTGCAAGAGCAACATCTTCATATGCAAGCCAAGCAATAGAACTGTTTTGCAGGATGTTGCAATATTTACACATAAACTCAGCCTTTTTCGAGGTTGAATTTTTTGCCACAACAATTTCTTCAAGGTAATAACTTTCTGAAACTGATATTCCAAGATTGGGATTTGATTTTTTCAGTTCGTTGATGTCATCCCATTTTTGTATATCGTCAATCACATACAAAAATGGGAGTAATCTCATTTCACCTACTCCAAGTTTTCCTTTGAGAAATCTTGTAGAGCGCTTGAACAGTTCATCATAAATTCCGTCGTTGATGTATCCGGCTGTAGTTATCGATAAAATAAGCGGTTGCTTTCGTGAGCCGAGGGCTGATTTCATTACCTCATACTGTTTCAAACCTGCTTGTCCCGGCCAAGCGGCAAGTTCGTCACAAACTGTAAGATGTGGATTGAATCCGTCAGCCTTTTTGCAATTGAATGCGACTTTTGAAATCGTAGTGTTCATCGGAATGACATAGATATCGTTCTTTCTTTTTTTCGTCATTTCTTCTGATGATAATTCTTCATCGAGTTTAACCGACTGATAAAAAGCATTATATACAAGGTCTGCTTGAGCCAATTTTGGGGCAAGACAGTAAATTTCAGCTCCGTATTCACGGTCAGCATATGCCATATATTCAGCAATTGCCGCTGCAAATAATGTCTTACCGTTCTTGCGAGCTACTACAATCAAAGTTTCATGAAACTGCCTGTTGTTAAGATTATCGACTATGCCAAAAAGACAACTTACAATAGCTTTCTGCCACAACTCAAGGTGCAACAAATCGTGGCGGCCTTTGCTGTGATGCACAAAATTCTCGATAAATTTTACAGCCTTATCAGCTTTTGATTCATCGTAAAACCATAAGCCTTTTTCAATGCCTTCAAGAACCATTGCGTAAACTTTTTTAATCCATTTTCCTGCTACGATTTTTCCGCTACAAATGCGATTGTAATATTCTTGAATATAATTAACTGCCAAGCATTAACGCCTCAAGTCTTGACTGCTTTCTCTCTGATTTTTCGGGGATATAGGAAATCAAAGTGTTGATTACAGAGGTGTAAGTTCGCATATAGTCAGAATAAATTGTAACAGCAGGAATTGCCTTGCGGAATTTCTGCGAGGCATTCACCGTTGTGGTTTCAAGGCCTTGTGATTTGATGAGCCTCTGGGCTTCTAAGAGTACGCAACGAATGAAAGCCGCCTCGGAAATCAGCCTTTCAATCAATTCTCCTTTGTCGCTGTTATGAGATTTTCCGTTTTCGTCAATTTCTCGATAATGCTTTTTAAAAATCTTTTTAAGTCTGTTCATTTCCTGTTTAACTGCTTTATCTGAAATTAAAAGCTCAGATGTTTTTTCATTTTCCACCAAATCACTCCTTTCACCCCCCCCTTCACGCACGCACACACGAGAGAGGAAAAATTAAGTCCCTCCCTTCGGTTCTCAGGGGGATATATTATTTTTTGAGGTGGGGGGGTAGTATGTTTCCTTCGTCATCGACAGAGTAGCGAGTATTATTTTTCTTTTTGCCTTTTGACATATGTTCTTTGTTGTGACAATCCTGACAGAGCAATTCGAGATTGTCGAAGTTCAGAGTTATCTTTGGATTGTTGATGTTGTCAGGATTGATGTAGCATTTGTGGTGAACTATGTCGCCTGCATTACCACAACGCTCACACACTCCGCTTTGCTTACGGAAATAAGCATCTCTGCAAGCTCTCCAAGATTGCGATAAGTAAAAAGATTTTGCATAGTCTTTCATACTCTAAGTATAAACCCTCAACTGCTTTCTCTACTGACATCTTTATTTGTGCAAGTTGTACAAATAGCCTGTGTTCAACCCTCGAAGGTTGGCACAAAGTAATCTTGCCTCTTTCAGCCAGCGCCACACAGTTCGCTCGTCCGTGTAGTTTTCAAGAGCACATCTCATTACCCTCGAATTGATTTCACCTTTTTTTAATTCTTCTGTCGGTGCAGGAAAATAAACAGCACATACAGCCTGACAGATGTAGTCTTTTCCGCTGTTCGTCAAGGCATTTAATGTGTCTATCACGGCAAGCAAGTCAAGTCGCAGTGCTTGATGCATTGTTTTGTCAGAAATGATTTGTGCTTTGCTCGGACAGCCGAGAGCAGCATATGACCTGAATTGCGCAATCGTATAATCTTTCGTTGAATCTCTCAAATTCTTGCACCTCCGAATTTCTTATGCTTGTGAGCGTTGGATAAATATGTAAAGTGAAAAGTTGCGCCTGTGAAATCATTTATCCACATTTCGTCTTTGTAGAAATAATATCCGTCCGGGCAAGGCAGAGCCTCACCCCGTTCGAGTTTTCTGTATTCTCGTTTTTTTCCTTCAACAACTTTGACCTCAGGCTTATTGAGATTGCGAGATGTTTTCAGCCGCTTTTTTCCGTTGACATCTTTGCGAATGTATTTTGCAAGGTCAGCATAATTGCCGTCTTGGTAGAGTGGCGTAAAATTTATGCCGTTTTTCCACGGCCAGCATTCCATTAATATTTCACGCACGCAATCTTCAATCACGATGTGCAGATGCCAATTTTTCCCGAGCTTGCCACACTCACAATAACCGATGTATTTAAACTTGATTTGTTTCTTATCTGTCCTGCGTTTCGCTCGCTTAAAAAAATTCGAGACAACTTTTTCAAACTCATCTTCGGTAAACTCACCAAACGGAGCGGAGAACCTTGCGAACCAGTCGCCCTCAGAGAAGTTGCAAAGGATAAGCCTCTGTGTGTGTTGTTCTCCTCTGATACGGTTTGCTTTGGCTTGCTTTTCGTTTGTTCTGGATTGATTGATTTGTCGAGCAAGATTTTTCTTATTACGTTTGCGAATGGACT